CGCTTAAGTTTATCAATAGCATCAGAAATAGATTCTCTATAAAGGGGAAGGGCTCCAGACGAAGCATCGTGCAAGGAACCCATACTATGAACCCCTATTATAGAACAACCATTGCCAACCTCGGCTATGAGAGGAAAACCACATTGGCCAGTTTTATGAACAGACCAATTGTATTGGTAAACTAACGGGGCCAAAGACATGACCCCCTGTATATCATAAGTTTGGTTATATATAGGTGTTATGGTGACTCGAGCGTCGGAAATATAACCCCTAGTTGGACTAGGGACATAGTCTTTATTAGGAATATGCTGGAGCAAATTTCGAAAATTTCGCCCAGGTATTTGAAAAACACAAATATCATCAGCTATTTTAATAACAGCATTACGGTCAAGATAAAATGCGAAATCGACATTTTGATCAGGACGCAAAACCTCGACCTTAATCGGTGAATCACCAGAAGGGAGACCGTGATAATTTGAAACGCAGTAATCGCCACATATACCAAACGCATACTGAATAGAAGTCTTTGTTTCAGTAAAAAATACCTTAAGTAAAACCAAATTCTTCTGAGCAGTATTGTTCATAGTGTCCATGGAAGTTTTACAAACAGGAGAATATCCATTATTAATAACATTCCACAGATCATGATTCTTAATGGGAATACGCTTATATGATATGCCACAATTGTAAGCAGTTTCAACGTCAGATAAATTGCTATAAACATTGCCTTCAGAGTGATATTTACGCTTCCTAAAGAAAAGAAACAAAACTGAAAATAAAATTATTAAATAACAACAATTATATCTATCAATACATCTAGATCTAACATTATCAAATATTAATCTCGCACGGTTAAAATGAACCAAACATTGATTATGAATGCTCACAAAGAACACATAAGTAGAACGGAGGCGAGAATACAATTCATCCCCCACAACTCTACGTAAAATAGACAATGCGAACATTATAAGTAGATCGTGAAAATCAATATATGACAAAACCAAATTGAAAAGAGACTTCATTAAATAGTAAGATAGAAAAACAAGAACTAAAGAGAAAAAGAGAGTCTTAGAAAAGAAGTAAAGAGAAATGCCAAAAAGTGCTAATAAGAAATAAGCAAAATAAGAGAAAGCATCATCAATTCTACTTTCGGATACCATATTATCAAGATGAACACCATAATTTTCAGAAAAATCTGAATAATGTTTAGTCATCT